TCTTTTAGTTTTGGGTCATAAAAATACATGTAAAGTTTTCCAGGGGTAATACTGGTCTTTAGTTGTGTAGTATCGCCCTGTAAAACTTTAGGTGGTGTTATTCTCTGTTTGTTTAACAGTAGAACTTGTTGTTCAAACCAACCACGAGACTTTTTAGCTGCAGTCTTTAGATCGTATTGGTTTTTCTCAAACACGTCTTGTAATGTTGAGGGATTTTTAGCCATATTATTATTTAGGCATTATAAGCCAAGTTCGTTTTCCGTAATGATTTTAAATTCCCAACCACGATCTTTGGCGTATTCTGTGGCTGCTTGCCATTTGGCTTGATTTTTAATAAAGGTCATGGATTCAGTGATATATTTCTGAGTTTGACGACCTGGATATTCAGGTGGCTGAGTTTGTTTAAAGGGTTTTACCTCGATAAGATAGGTCTTTAATATACCATCTTTCTGTTTAACTTGTATCTGAAAATCAACAAAATAACGATGTAATTTATTGTCTGTGGGACATCTATAGGGAACTATAGTTTCCTCGGATCTCCATTTAATAACTGAGGGGTTTTTATCACACCAAGAAGCGAATCTGGTCTCCCAGGAACTGCGCATAATTATGTTTGTTGGATCCCCAGCATATTTTTCTGGAAATATTGGTTTGAATAATCTTTTGTGAAACATGCCTAAATAATATGATATCGATCAACTATTTAGCTTCAGGATACTAATATGGCATTTCAAGACGAAATGGGGACTAATTATGGCGCAGCTGCCGATTCAATGAACGGCACACCTCCTTCTTCGCCAAAAAACTCATCACAGCCAGCAGTTCCACCAAAAGTATTAACTGGTCCATTATATACTTCTAGGGAAAGAACTACGTTTAGTGATAAAACGTATAATATAAAACAACATTCATATCCTAAAGATTTAATGAGTTCTGAATATGGTGGCAATTATGTAATTTTTTATATTAACGTTGCTGTTGAATCTAAACTGTTTAATGATAAAACAGTACAAACTGTAGCTGATGTTCCAACTAGAGATAGAGGTCCAACTATCGCTATGAATGAAAAGTTATATGATGATCCTACAAGCGGAAAATCTAAAACTGCTTTTGTTGGATTAAACGCAGCTGGGCAGGTTGTTGAAGGTGCTGCAGCTGGTGGCTTGTTGGCAGGAAAAATTGGAGCAGTTGGTGGCGCAGCACTAAACGCAGCACCTGCTGCTATCGGTATCGGTGCAGCAGCAACTCAAGCTGCTTCTGTTACACGTGCTCAGAAAAGATTAAAGACAGCTATTGCTTTACATATTCCAAATCAATTAAATATTCGTTATGGTGTTTCTTGGGGTGAAGAAGATACATTTTCATACGCAGCTGCAGCAGCTGGCGCAGAAGCAATACTTAAAGCATTAGAAGGTGGTGGCGCAAAAAATTTAGGTAATGATGCAGCAGCAATTGTCGGTGCCATGGGTTTAAAGAGTGACAAACAAGGTGCAGCTGCCAGTGCAGCATTTGGTTTGGCTTCAAATCCAAAGAAAGAACAAGTATTTAAGAATGTCGACTTTAGAACATTCCAGTTTGACTATCAGTTCTTTCCAAGAAATAAAGATGAAGCTGCCAATGTTATGCGCATTATTTACGAATTAAAGTATCATATGCATCCAGAGTTTAAAGATGCTAATGAGTTTTTATATGTATATCCTTCTGAATTTGATATAGCGTATTATCAGAATGGCAAAGAAAACGAGAATTTACATCGTCATACTTCTTGCGTACTAACAGAAATGAATGTGAACTATACACCTAACGGACAGTTTAACAGTTTCGATAATGGTATGCCAACGCAAATTAATATAACATTAAGTTTCCGTGAACTTTCACTTCTTACTAAAGATAAGATTAAGGATGGTCTATAATGTACTTCGAAGATTTTCCAAAATTTTTATATGACTTCGAAATTAAAGGTGAGCGTAGAGCATTCGTTGTCACTGATATAACAAGAAACATTCGTTTCCGCAGAGATGTTCTCGCAAACATAACAGTATATGATGAGTATGATGTTGTTGATGGAGAGACTCCAGAAATTGTAGCAGAGAAAATATATGGCGACGCACAATATCACTGGGTAGTTATGCTAGCCAATGAAAGATTTGATTATAGATCTGATTGGGTAATGGATTACCCAAGATTAACTGCATATATTGAAGACAAATATGGTGAAGACGCAGATGCTCCGCATCATTATGAAGATGAGAAAGGTAACATCGTTCATTCTTCAGCTCCAGGTGCAGCATCAGTTTCTAATCGTCAATATGAAGAAGATTTAAATGAAAAGAAAAGAAGAATTAAAATAGTTTCTCCACAACTATTAAATACAATATTAATCAACTACGATGAATTATTATAATGCAGCTACAACAAACATTAAGATTTGCTGGTGATGTATCAGTAGGTAGAGTTAGAGTAATATCACAAAGCGGATTTTATCAGGACATTGCTAACCAAGTTGTCGGTATACAAGTTTTTGAAGACTTGTTATCGCCATTCATCACAGGTACTTTAATTGTTAAAGATTCTCTAGATTTAATTAACCTTTTCCCATTTGTTGGAGAGGAATATGTTGAACTTGATATTAAAACTCCAACATTAAAAAAAGGTAATATCTCTGGTAAATTTTACATCTATAAGATGACAGACAGAGAAATGCTTAGAGACAAACAAGTTGTATATCAGTTACATTTCACTTCTCAAGATGCATTAATTGATTTAAATAAAAGTATCAGTAGAACATTCACTGGTAAAGTTTCTGATATTGCAAATACATTATTGACAGATAAAGTTAATGGTATCCAGTCAACTAAGAAAAACATAATTGAAGAAACCTCAAATGAAACTAAGTATACTTCAAATTTTTGGTCTCCAATTAAAAACTTATTGTATTTAACTGAACACGCTATCAGTAAAAACAATTCTCCAAGTTATACATTTTTTGAAAATAGAGATGGGTATAATTTTGTTTCTTTGGAGTTTCTTTATAAACAACCAATAACAGCCAATTTTACATTTGATAATTATGTTCGTGACGATAGACCAATGGGTGGAAGCGTCAAGAACATAGAAGAAGATTATAAGAGAATTATTGGAATTAAAATTCCAACAGGAATAGATTATATTGATAGAATTACTTCTGGTGTTTATGGTTCCAGAATGTATACTCATGACATTGCATCCAAGAAAATATCAAGCAATAATTTTGACATGTTAAAAAATGCCAAAAAGCAGAATCGTTTAAATGAGTTTCCTCCTGCTTCTAAAAAGGTTATATATCGTTATAGCTCAACTGTTATGTTTAAGCCAAAATACTATAACAACTTTTCTAATTTTGGTGATGTAACCAATACTAAAATAATTCAAGAGAGAATATCATTGTTGAAGCAAGCAGAATCGACAAAAATACAAATTGTAGTTCCTGGACGTTGCGATTATACTGTCGGTAGAAAAGTTTACGTAAAACTTAATAAAATCCAACCACTTAATAAGAGTGATAAGAAGACTATTGATAACATGTTTTCTGGGAATTATATTATATCAGCAATAAATCATTTTATTACTAAAGAAAAGCATGAAAGCACTTTAGAGTTAATAAAAGATTCTTTATTAATTAATCTTGATGGGGCGAAATAATGGAGTTGTATACTGGTGTAGTTGAGAATAGATTAGACCCACTGAAACTTGGTCGTTGTCAAGTTCGTGTGGTTGGTATTCACACAGACGATAAAACATTATTACCAACAGAAGATTTGCCATGGGCATATCCAATGCAACCTGTTACATCTGCTGCAATTAGTGGATTGGGTTATTCGCCTACAGGTCCAGTTCCTGGAACTTGGGTCATTATTTTGTTCCGTGACCAAGATCAACAACAACCAATTATCTTGGGAACTGTTGGTGGTATACCACAAACTAAATCAGGTGCTAGAGCAGCTGATGATTCAAATGATTCTATTCTACCAACAGAAGGTGGTATTTTAACAGACAGCAGTGGCAATCCTGTTACTGATGGGTCAGGACAACCGATTACAACTGGAACGAATGCAGCAAATAACTCTGCGCCAGTTGCTGCACCTGTGCCAGCACCAAAACCTGCCACCACTGCTACAAATACAACAAATCCAAACGCAGATATTCCAACAACCCCACCACCAAAATCAGGTGCTTCAAATAAAGCAACGGATGGTATTAAAGCACTTATCGCTGCTTGTGATAAAGTTGGATTGACTACCAAATATGCAAAAGCTGCTTTACTTGGTATTTGCGGTGGTGAATCAAAGTGGGTTCCACAAAAAGAAGATTACAATTATAACCCAACTAGACTTAAACAGATATTCTCTGGAGCAACACCAGAAATTATCGAACAGTATTCTTATGCAGTAAAAAAGGGAATGCAACGTGAAGAATTTTTCTCATTCTTTTATGGTCCAAATTTCCGTGGTAAAAACTTCTTAGGTAATAAAACAGAAGCTGATGCTGGAAAATATTATGGTCGTGGTCTTATTCAGTTAACTGGTAGAGAGAACTACGAGCGTTTTCAAAAACTTGGTCTTAAAGAGGGATTGAACATTGATATTGTTAACAATCCAGATTCTCTCAATGATGACTTACAAGTTTCTGCTTTAGTTGCTGCTTTGTATTTAAAAGTTAGAGTTAAAGATTCATTAAAACTTCAATATCAAGAAGGTTTCTTTGAAGCAGCCAAAACATCTGTTGGTAGAAATAGTCCAGACATCGCCTTAGTTAAAAAACAATATTATGAATATTTCTTGGGTGGTACTACTAGTATTGAACCAACTAATAAAGATGCAACTGCCATTGAGCCAAACGTAGATCAGAAAACTATTGACTCTGCACCTCCAGAAAAGAAAGAAGCATACAAGGAAGATCGATCTGGAAATGCAACACAATACGGATTTACAGATCCATCAGGTAAGTATCCGTTGCGTGACCATATGAACGAATCAGATACTAATAGATTGGCACGTGGTATTATTCAAGGAACGTGTTTTCAATTTAAAGATTTGATGCGTGAAAAATCTGTTCCAACTGCGAATGGATTTAAATGGTCGCAACCTGTTTCTGCATATAACACTGTTTACCCATACAATAAAGTATTTGAGTCTGAATCTGGTCACTTAATGGAGTTTGACGATTCTCCTGCTGGAGAACGTATTCATTTATACCATCGTAAGGGAACTTATCTTGAGATGGATCCTAATGGGTCGCAACTAAACTTTATTGTTGGCGATAACTATCAAATTATATTGCGTAACAACAATCTTTATATCAAAGGTTCTGGTAACGTGACTGTTGCTGGTAATATGCGTGTCTTAGTTCAAGGAAATGCTAATATTGAAGTTGAGGGAAGAAGTAATATTATGTTAAAAGGTGATGCCGAAGTTGGCGTCGCTGGTAATTTAGATATGACTGTTGGCAAAGATTTCAACTTAAAGGTTGATGGAGACTACAACGTCATGGCAACGAATATTAGAAATTATGCAGAAGAAAAACATCAGACATATGCATCATCTAATGTTGAAGTCAAATCTGACATAGCAATTCACAATGTTGCTGAAGAAGTTTACATCAATTCTACTGGCGATATGAATATTCTTGCTGGTGGAACATTACATGCTGATTACTCTGAAGGACAATTTGGCAATGGTGCCACTGCTGCAGAAGTTGATGAAGTTGCTGCAATAGAATTGACTGCACCAGAACTTCTCAATTCATCCGTGTCTGAGTTTGAGAATTTACCACCACCAGAAAGATCTTTTGAAGATATAGCTAAGTTTGAAACACCAGATGAGTGGGAAACTCCAGCAGGTGCTCAGGAAAAAGAAAAAGTATACAACACACCTGAATTCAAAGAGCCAGAAAATATTAAAATACCTGAGGCTCAAGAAGTGCCACCCACAATTAAGCCATCGCCACCACCTCCTACGAAACCTGTTGATACTGCGCCAATTTATAATACAACACAATATGGTGCGTCGTTTAAACTATCCAAGAATTTTACTATTGCTCAGTTGGTTCAATCTGATGTTGAGATACGAGATGTTGCCATTGGTGGAAAGGTATTAACTAAACAAGATATCGTTGCTAACCTCGCAGCACTTGCAACTAACATTTGCGAACCATTATATGAATTACTTGGACCAACTAGTGGAAAATTTGCACCTCAATCTCCAAAGGGTGCTTGGTGTATTAACTCTGGTCTAAGAAATGGATCGGGAAGATCCCAACACGAACGTGGCCAAGCTATTGATATAAGATATAACCCACAGAGAAATTTTAAAGCAATGTGGGAGTTTGCGATTCAGTTAGAAAAAATATTACCATATGATCAAATAATTCTTGAATATAGAAGACCTGGATCTAAACATAATCAAGGTACTGGTTGGATGAATTGGATTCACATCTCTTATGATGCTGCATCATCAAGAAGACAAGCGTTTACCATGATTGATGACGTTTCTGTAAATGCTCAAGGACAAGTACAGCCTGGAAGTCGTGGATTATTCTTGTTTGGAACAGCATAATGTGGGAACCTGTTAATACTTTATTGGGCACTTATGCTGAGATGGCTTCGTTCAGCCATACAATAGAATATTATACAGAAGAAGAGGGAGACCCAACTGCAACACCTCCAACTTCTGGTAGTAGAACTTATTATTCAGTTAGAATTATACCGCAAGAAACTAACCCAAGTAGCGTGAGTGTTTCTGGCGCAACTTTATCTGGTTTTTACAGAGGTATATTTAATGATGGTTTGACAACCAGAGATAGTAAGGGAAACATAACGACAATTACAACATTGGGTTCAAATGCCAGCGTCTGGGACGCAGTTAATAGATCTAATGTGCATGAAGTTATTGGGTTTGACCCAGATATGACTCGCAGTAGAACATTTTCTTATGTGGCACAAGCGTATAATCCATTGACCCCAAATACAATAATCGCTAGTCAGACATATACTGTTCTCTGCCAAGATAGAAATTGGACTCCAGGAATGTTGTCTCTAAAGGAATTGGTGTCATATGCCAGCAATAACTAGAATCGGAGATAAGTCAACAGGACATGGGTGCTTTCCCCCAACTGTTATGATAACCACACCTGTAGCAAAAACCTATTTTAATGGGAAATTTCCAGGTGTTGTCAGTCCAAACTGTAAATGGGCTGCTCATACTTGTGGTAATCAAACGCATAACTCAGATCAAAGATATCCAACCACTGGAGCAAGTAAAACTTATATTGAAGGTAATAAAGCAGCAAGAATCGCCGACCCAATCGCATGTGGTGATGCAATTGGTCAAGGATCTTCAAATTCTTTCGTAGAATAGGACTAAATAATTAGATGGCACGCAATACAAGAAACTTTTCGGATTTAGACTTAAACTTCACTGCTCATCCAGTGACGAAAGACATCGTTCTTAGATACGATGAAAATGCTATAAAAACCAGTCTAAAAAACCTAATTATGACCTCAAATTTTGAGAGACCATTTCACAGCGAAATAGGATCTCCAATCAAGCGTTTACTATTTGAACCAGCTACACCAATGTTGGCTGTTGTTATGAAACGTGCAATTGTTGATACTGTAAATAATTTTGAACCACGTGTCGAATTATTGAATGTTGACGTATATGTAGGGGAAGATAGTAACGCTATTAGAGTTACAATAGAATTTAAAATAAGGAATACTGAAAGACCTTTAAGTCTTGACATCGTATTAGAGAGAACACGATAATGGCAAATAAAAAGATAAATGTAACCGAGTTAGATTTTGACGCAATTAAATCTAACCTCAAAACCTTCCTAAAGGGACAAGAACAATTTCAAGACTATGATTTTGAAGGTTCAGGTCTTTCAATTCTTTTGGATGTTTTGGCTTATAACACTCATTACAATGCTCTTTACAATAACCTAACAATTAACGAGATGTTTTTGGATTCAGCCAGCAAAAGAAACAGCGTTGTTTCTCTGGCAAAAATGCTTGGTTATGTTCCTCGTTCTTGCTCTTGCGCAATAGCCACAGTTCGTTTAACAGTTAATAGTGGTATTCAAGGACCAAGTTCTTTAACACTCCCAGCTTATAGCACATTTTTAACTTCTGTTGATGGGGTTCAGTATACATTCTATACAACTTCTTCTTATACTATTACTGGTTCTGGAACATCTTACACATTTGATAATGTTAAACTTGTTGAGGGTATCCCATTAAACTTTAAATGGGAATATTCTAATGCAAACAATTATATTATTCCAAATGCTAACATAGATTTGTCAACCTTAAAGGTTAAGGTTCAAGAATCTGCGAATTCTGATTTGTATGAAACATTTACAAATGCATCTTCAATAACTACAGCAGATGCTTTAAGTAAAGTATATTTTGTAAAAGAGATTGATGATGGATTATACCAATTAACTTTTGGTGATGGTGTTATTGGTAGAGAATTAGCTGCTGGTAATATTATTCACGTTGAGTATATGGCATCTTCATTAGATGCACCAAACGGAGCAAGATTATTCCAGTACACTGGGCAAACATTAATATCCAATGCTTCCAATCTAGTAACATGTTTGGCACCTGCTTCTGGTGGTGCTATTGCTGAAGATATTGAAAGAATTCGTTTCAATGCTCCAAGAACATACGCAGCACAAAATCGTTGTGTAACCCCAGATGATTATAAAGCATTGATTTATTCTGCTTTCCCAACAGCTAAAGCAGTTTCTGTTTGGGGTGGTGAAGATAATAACCCACCAGTATATGGTAAAATATTTGTTTGCGTTAAACCTATAGATTCTTCTAAGTTAACCCAGTTGCAAAAATCAGAGTTGGTTAATACTATATTACAAAGTAAAAACGTAGTTTCAGTTATTCCTGAAGTTGTCGATCCTGATTATATTAACATATCACTTACAGTTAATGTTCATTATAACCCTAGAGAGACTACTAAGACTGCTCCAGAAATTGAAACTATTGTAACCAATACAATTCTTGATTATGATGACAACGAATTACAGAGTTTTGATGGAGTATTCCGTTTTTCTAAACTGTCTTCATTAATTGATGCGTCAGATAAATCTATTACAAATAATACTATGACAGTATTATTAAGAAGAAACATTGCTCCTCGTTATAATGTTTCTGCACAATATCTTTTGAATATTATTAACCCAATATACTATTCAGAATCTCCAGGTGGATCTATCGGCACCACTGGTTTTTATATTAACGGAAGTGACGACATTCATTATCTTGATGATAATGGTTCCAAGATACGTTTGTTTAAATATGGCGCAAACGCACAGAAGTTTATCGTTGATGAGCAGATAGGAACTATTGACCACGCTAAGGGTGTTTTAGATATCCGCAATTTACATATTACTGCATTGGCAGATATTGATTGGGAAATTACAATTAAGCCAAAATCAAATGACGTAGTTTCTGCTCTAACGCAAATCGCAAAAATTGCAAGAGACCATTTATACGTCACTGCAGTGCCAGATCAATCTGCAATCGGTGATCTCCGTGCTGGTTATAACTATACATTCAGCTCATCAAATGCAACAGTAACAGGCGACCGAGTAGGTTAAAATGAGTAATTTAAGAAGAAGTAAAATATCTTCATTAGTCGCAGGACAAGTCCCAGAGTTTGTCCGTGAAGATAATCAAACTTTTGTTGCGTTTCTAAAAGCGTATTATGAATACTTAGAAAACACATCGCCAGATCTTAGAGATTTACGAGATCTGGATACAACTTTAGATTCTTTTATAGAACATTTTAGAAATGAAGTTGGTTTAAATTTACCAACTCAAATTAATGGCGATCCTAGATTTTTATTGCAGAGAATTAAAGATCAATATCTCGCCAAAGGTTCTGAATCGTCATACAAGTTATTGTTCAGACTTTTGTTCAATAAAGAAGTTTCTATTGATTATCCATCAAAACAAGTGTTCCGTGTTTCAGATGGTAAATGGAATCAAGACGTTTCTATCATAGCTAAAGTTACATCTGGACACCCAGACCAAGTTGTTGGAAAACTTATTGATGTTGTTACACCAACTAAAATTATTCGCATTCAAGTTGATAGAAGACAGTATATTGAAATTGAAGTCGAACGTGTAGTTGAAATTGCTGAAGACATTTATGAGTTTTATGTAGATCGTAGATTCTTCGGTAACATTAGTGTTGGAGATAGACTCCGCTACAAAACAGAGGATATATACTTTACTGCAGATATTCTTGCAACTACATCATCATTAAAAGTATTATCCCCAGGAACTGGTTTTAAAGTAGGACAACTTTACCCAATTAGGAACGGTAAAGGAACTGGTTCTATTATGAAGATTACCAGAACTAATACACAAGGTGGTATTCTTAACGCTGAGTTTATTAAATTTGGTACTGGATATTCTACAGATTTCGCATCAACAATTTATGCTGATTTAGGACAGTCAGCTACAGGTACTGGTGGAAGTTCTTTACAAATTATTGGTGGTAATATCGGTATCAGTGAATCTACTGATGGCTTTGTAGAATCTGGTACAATTAACAAATCTGATTATGCCATAACTGATGCAATGGATGGTAGCTATGCTGGTGAGATTATTCGAGAGTTCGGATCATCTGGTGGAGCCAATGAAATTTCCAGCCCATATGATCCAGCAATCATAAAAATAAATCTTGGTGCGCTGGCTAAATATCCAGGATACTATATTACAAATGATAGTTTCTTGAATGACGCTATTTACATTCAAGACAGTCGTTATTACCAAGCATTTTCTTATGTTTTAAAAATAGATGAAAGTTTAGACTCTTACAAATCTATCGTTAAAACTTTACTTCACCCTGCAGGTATGGCTGTATTCGGTGAGTATGAAATTAAAAACGAATTTGATGTCGCCCTCACTCTTGAGGCGATGATTAAAAACCTTTCTGTAACTGCTCAAGATGAAGTTACAGTTAATATCGATTATATTACTTCTAAAGATATACATAAAAATCTTGAAGATTATGTTACTATGCCTGATAGTAATGTATTTTCGATGGATAAATATATTGATAGAACAGCACTTGGCGATGATTTAGCGATCCCAATCGATACAGGTTTTGTATTGTTGAACCCATACGCAGACGCTGGTTGGTTCTTAAATGACGAAGGTTCATACGTTAATGACCCAATCAACTTTAACACTTAGGAGATATAAATGGACTTAAATGAAAATCTAAAAATGAAAGGTGAACTAACTATTGTTCAGCGAGATAGTAATGGTTCTATTAAACATGTTTTAAATGTTCCAAACTTAGTTGTAACTGCTGGTAAACAATATATCGCTTCACGTATGGTTGGTACTTCCACCAACGTAATGTCACACATGGCTATCGGAACTGGAACTGCTACCCCTGCAGTTGCTGATACTGTTTTAGGAACTGAAGCTGGTCGTGTTTCTTTGGCTTCTTTCTCAGCTACAGGTGCAACTGTTACTGCAACTGCTACTTTCCCAGCAGGTACTGGTACAGGTGGTATCACTGAAGCAGGTATTTTGAACGCAAACTCAGCAGGTACTATGCTTTGCAGAACAACATTCCCTGTAGTTAATAAAGCAGCAGGTGACAGCATTGCTATCACTTGGGTTATCACCGTAAGCTAAAAAGAAAACTTAAATGGCATCTTCAGCACTATTAAAATCTGGGTTGCACAACTCAATTGCGAAAGGTCTCTATAACGAGATTCAGAATCGCACAGCCAAATATTATTATTTTTTAGGTAAAACTCTTGAGTGGGATCAAGAGTTGGAACCACCATTTCCAGTTGATGCTCTTAAATACGATTTGCAAACACGCAATGAGATTATTACCCTTAAAGAAATTCGTTCAACTGACGTAGCATTTATTGTTGAGCGACGTAATTGGGAGAGCGGTAGAATATATGATATGTATGATGACCATTACTGCGATGAACTAGATGGAATTAACTTAGTTTCTGGTGGTTATGGTTTTGCAGATCCACCGACTATTACAATTACAGGTGGTGGAGGATCTGGTGCAACTGCGATTGCGCATATCGCTAATGGTGTTGTTATTGAAATTGAAATGACCAGTGCTGGTCGTGGTTATACATCTGTACCAACAGTAACAATTACTGGTGGTGGTGGCGAAGGTGCAGAAGCCAGAGCAGTTCTTCCAATTTCATATTCTGGTAAACAAAGAATGGAAGAATGTAATTTCTATGTTGTTACCGATGAATATAACGTATATAAGTGCTTAGATAATAACAACAATGCAGCTTCTACATACAAACCAGTTGGTACTACTGTTGACCCAGTAACTATGCCAGATGGTTATATGTGGAAATATATGTATAGTATTCCTATTGCTTTGCGTAATAAGTTTTTAACTGATGCGTACATGCCAGTTGTTACAGCATTACGTCCACAATTTTATTCAAGTGGAGCTATTCAAACAGTAAAAATTGAAAAGCGTGGACAGAACTATACATATGCAAATATTTCTGTTCAGGGAGATGGATCTAGAGAACTTGACCCATTGTTTATTATCGGCACAAACCTATCAGCCAATGGCTCTGGTTACGTAGCAGCAACTGTAGAAATAGACCCACCATTTGCAGCAACTACTTGGGCTGCAGGAATTAATGTTTTATTGGGACAAAGATTTAGAAATAATAATAACATTTATGAAGTTACATTACCTGGAACAATGGCAACACCTGCTCCTACTCATGGTTCTGGTATTGTTTCAAATGGAACAGCTGCACTAAAATATATTGGAACAACAGCAAGAGCTACAGCAACTGTTTCTGGTGGTGCAGTTACCGCAATTAATCTTATCGGTGCTGTTAGAGAAGTTGTAATGACTGATGGTGGTTTAGGATACACTTCTGCACCAACAGTTTCGTTTGGTGGTGGTGGCGGAACTGGAGCAACTGCTTCTGTAGTAATGATGGGAACATCTGTTCAAACTACTGTTATTACCAATTCTGGAGATAACTATACTTCTGTACCATCTATTACATTTGGAACTCCTTGGACAGCTGCTACATCATTAACTTTACAGCAACAAGTGTTTGTTTCAAATAGATTATACACAGTAACAACTGCAGGAACGACAGGAAGTGTTGCTCCAACTCATACGTCAGGTTCTGCTTCTAGCGGAACTGCAACTCTACAATATGTTGGTCGCCCAGCATCTGGTACTGTTATTTTGCGTTTCGGTACTGGTTATTCAGTTTTACCAGACCTAATTATTAATTCAACAACTGGAGATGGTGCTACTGGCTACCTTTCTGGCGTTAAATCTGAAGCTAAACTATTACCTTTGTTAAACAATGGTGAAATAGTTGGAGTGCAGATTGACGATGGAGGAATTGGTTACACTTATGCAAACTTAACTGTAGATGGCGATGGCGATAACGCAGAACTTTCTGCAGATTTATCTCCTGGCGACGTAAGTACACTTCAGGCGAACACTGAACTGTTAACCATTGATGGACGTATAATGTCTATTAAAGTTATATCTGGTGGATTCGGTTATGCAGGTGCTACAGTTACTATTGAGGGTGACGGAACAGGTGCTACAGCTGAACCTATATTCTCTTTAGGTAAGCTAGTAAAACTTAGAATGACTAATTA